CGATAAATGTGCTAGTATAAACGCCCTTTAGCTGGTTGCGCTCAAATTGGATATTGGTTACACCGCTGATAGGTACTTGGCAACCTTCAAAGTATGAATCTACAATGGAAGAGTTTGCACCTATCGCGCCTGCAGTTCCATCATATCCCAATGCTACATAGGAAGAGCCACCGCTAATGAATGAGCAAGAGTTTACCTTTGCGTTGTTTGTGATATAGATCGTTCCACCTGAAACCAAATTAACAGCGCAATTTACCATTTCATAAGAGCTATCATCATCAAAGTAAAATGGTGCTCCACTATTTACGGTCTTGACTATCTTGCTATTGGTAAACTTGATTCCAGTACTTGCATACATAGCCAAAGGCATGGCATTGTTAGAGTTTGAAATAGAGCAATTGATAAACTCAATATTTGTGCAAGATGTAATAGTATTTATAGGAGTCAGTGCAGATACGGCATATCCGTTCGATCTAATAGAAACATTCTCATATTTCATATTATTGCAAGAGCTTAGTGCTAAATATGTTAGCTCTCCAAACCGATATCCTACATTTTCAATTGATCCTAAAGCCTGTGCTGTAGCAAATACTTTTCCACCAAGGTCAATCCATACAATTGAACCGCTTACAGAAGATTGTTTTGCGCATAGAGTAGCGTTAAACATTGCAGTTGAATCGCTTGTCGATCCGTTTCCAACCGCTCCAAACCACTCTGGATATATGACTCCTGTCTTTAGCGTCAATTCGGAGCCGTAAGCGGTTCCGTCAAATGCAAATAGCTGTCTCCTAGCTAAAGGAATATTTACAGCTATCAACTCTCCATTATCGGTAATGGTCAGCTTATCGCTAATGTCAAGGCTTACTCCAAGGTCATCAAAGCTCAATGCGATGTCAATGTAGCTGTCCGCAACCAATGCGTTCTTTGAGATGTGATAGACATGGTTGTAGCTTCTGCAAGCTCCGTATCCATCATTCAAGCAAGTCGCCTGTGAGTCAGAATTCGAAGTACACCAACCGAACCACCAAGCGTATACACCGCCTTGATGCTTGTTTGTGATGACTGGATTACCAGACGCGCCAAGGTTAAAGATTTTCCAATATGGGATTCCAAGTACGCTTATCTGTCCATCAAATTGCGTATTGCCTGCAACGTTGATCTGTGAGCCTTGATTTACAATCAAGCTTGCACCGATAGCCGTCTCTGGGAAGTCGTACGCTAGGGACTCCGTAAGCCGTACCACTCCACCGCCATTGAGAACGGCCTGCGATACTTGAGTATCCTTGATCGCACCGCTGGTATAGCCGTCATCCCACCACTCAGGAGACACGCCATCTGGAATAATTCCAGAGGTGAATTCGATGTTCGTGTAAGGTTTGCGCGCAATAGGATAGGTCACGCTTCTAGGCTCAATCTCTACAAATGCGTCAAAGGTTACAACCCTTGTGCTTGAGTCATCTGGAGCAGTGAAATATGTCAGCCGTGGGAGAAAGCTGTTCACGTCAATGGTCAAGTCAGAAGCAATAGAGTGAGGCGCATTTGAGAACTGTAATTTCAATCCAATAGCGTTAGCTCTTGCCATGGCATTTGATACCCGTACATCACAAGCCCCTACAAGCCCACTCAACACGCCATAAGTCGCGGTCGATACATACTGCTGGTTAGGTTGCAAAGAGTACAGGAAGCGACCAGAAGCGGGGTCTGCGTCAAGTTCACAGAAATACCCGAAGTCGTCCGTAGTGGTGCTATCCGCTTTCCACACAAACACGCCACCACCTCCATCATATGCCGTGTAATAGCCAAGCACCACGACAGCTAGATAGCCGTGATCCGTTGGTAGTGCCTTTAGGTCTGCGCGTGTGGCAAGTACCGCCATGTTAGTGGTCGTAACTCCAGTTGCGGGAGCACCCGATACCAAGTAAGGCAGTGGCCAAGCGTCTTCCCAAGAGGCATCTAGGTTCCTATCCCCTGCGACATATCTTTGCAGGATCACATCATAGTCACCCTCACCCATTGTGATTTGTGGATTAAGCGTTCCATCAGATCCAAGCTCAATCTTGCTTCCAAGGCTTATCCCTTCGCGGTTATACACGTTCTTAGGATTCGTTGATCCTACTTCGGTGTAAACAAGGCGGTGATCGGTCGCAATCTCTAAGCCGTCAAAATAGGTGTCATTCGGGTTCTGGTATGGTGTTGTCATTTATTCGCCTTCGTTATTTAACCATGATGGCATAGTGCGCTGTCCTACAATGCTTGCAAGTCCAGCGGGCTTCTTTTCTCTCTGGATCGCCTTACCGATGTTGAAAGCGGTTTGCGCGCCTTGTGGAGAGCGTACGAACTTAGATCCAAGCAATGCGGGGAAGAATAGCAATGGATTGAATTGTGAAGCGTATGCGATATCCTTTAGGCTGATAGGTGCATTTGATCCACCTACTTTCTGCCTATTTTCAATCGCATCCTTCATAGCATAATAAGGCGCAAGCTCTCTACTTGCCTGTCTCACTTCTGGAGCCGATGTTTCGATTGCTTGATTGATTCCTCTAGAAGTTGCGATATCCTGAGCCTTTCCTTGCTTTCTAATAGCATCGGGAACGCTGTACGCTTGCTTTTGTGCAAAAGACTTTTTCTCTAGAGCCTTTGGAACATCGTAAAGATATTGGGTCTTTTCTGGTTGATCTACCACTTCTGCAACATCCCAAAACGAGCTTTCAGTCTTTTTAGGATACTGAATAAAAGGAGGCAAAGCATCTGGATCAGAAGATTTTAACCATTGGTTTCTAGCCCTTGTCTCTTGCGCCTTTGTTGCGCGCCTTGCTGTTTCAAATGCGGTAGGATCAAATTGAGATTCAAAGTGAGTGACTTCTGGAGTGACAGTTTTATACTTGTTCTTTTCACCATCAAACCAACTATTAAGCTCTGCTTTAGCTTGTGCAATGTCATTCTCACCCGCTCCCTTCATCTGCTCTCTAAGCTCATTTAAAGAGTTCTTTCTAGCCTCCTCAATATCTACCATCTTACCTTGAGACTTTAAATCTTCAAGGCGTGCAATGATCGGATCTGTTTTAGATTTGATCTTGTCAAGTGATGAGTATTTACCAAACCCGCTGAATAGATTTTGATCTAGTCCAATACCAAAATCAGGAGGGTTTGGGTTGCTTGTCATTCTGCTAGGTGGCAAAAAGGTATTTGTCACGCTGGTCTTACCAAGCCACTTTAAAGCTCCGCCTAGCTCTGGAGCAACAGGCAATGCGTTAAAGCCAATATTAAGCACATTGCGCAAAGTCCCTAGTTTTTCAGGTGCAAAGTCTCCGCTTTCGTCCTGTAGCTTTCCGTAGTCAGCCTGTGCGCTAATATCGTTAGCAACATTAACCGCACCTAGCCCTAAGAGCTTTGCTAGTCCAGCCGTGGGAAGCATGGCATTTGAAGCAAGTGCAGTAAAGTCACGCGCATTGGCTCCAAATCGTTGCAAATATGAAGGGTCTGGATTGCTCTGATAAAGCTCCGTCTTGTAAGGTGCAATAGTGCTTAGACCAGACTTTGCAAATCGACCAAGGAAAGAATCGTTTTGGTATTCATCTGCCATTACATCACTTTGAGCCTTTGCGATGTTTCCCATCATGGTGTCATATTCGGTCTGTTGCGCTTTCTCTTGATCCATCACGCCTTGCTGTGCGCTTGCAATGTTCTGATTCATCGCTTTGGATTCTTCAAGCCCTTGCGCTGTGCGTTCTTCCTGAGTCCTTACAGCTTGCGGACGAAATGAGTAGTTACCCTCTGCAAGCCATGCCTCAAGGTCTGATTCTGGAACTCTGGTAGCAATTACATTTCCCTGCTCGTCAAGTATTTCGTAATTCATTACTTACCCTTTGGAACATATGCTGATCCGTTCCAGATATAGGTTTTCCCTGCAATGATTTTAGGTGGCTTGCCACCTGTTTGTTCTTGTGGTTGTTGCTTCTTTTCAGGAACTGAAAACCCTTTAGCATCAACCATTGATGCCTTAGTGTAGTTCTTTTTATAGGTGTTTCCTTTTAATGCCTGATCATATGCACTTAGGTTGCTGTTATAGCCTTCAATCATTGCGTTAATAAGATTTGCAACTACCTTTTTTTGAACTTCTGGAGCAAGCCCAACCGATTCGCGGATATTGTTCCAAAGTTGCTGACCTTCGCCACCTGCGATATATCGCTTTATTTCCGCTTCTGCAAGCACATCACCCTGCAAGAATTTAGAGGCAAGAGCAGACGCACCTTGACGAATTTCCTTTTGGAATAAAGCCTTTGCAGCGTTAATCTTGTTATTTCCATCAGTAAGCAAATCTTCTTCGCTCTTATAGTTTGCCTGCTGTTCCTTCATTTGCGATTCGTTCATCTTGTATCCTTCCATCTTTCCAGACTTCACGGATTCAATCTTTTGGTTAATCGCATCCTTTACGGACTGCAAAACAACACCTTCACCGATGTCCTGACCGATCTTGGAGAACAGCGCAATAGTGCTAGGACTTTGAGTTGTTGTGGTTTGCGCAACAAGTGACTTGATGTCATTATCATACTTTGAAAGTACACTATCAACGCTCATGCCACCGCTTTGCTGACCACTTAGACTCTTTTGCAATTGTAATGCTTCTGCTGTAAGTTGATCCGCTTCTGATAGCTTTCCAGCCTTGCGCGCTTGGTCTGCAAGGAATGTCAAACTAGCCACGGATTTTTCTGTTTTATTGCGTACTGCGAACTCACCCTTAGGAGCAACATTTTCTTTGAATCCACCCTGCGCCTGTATTTGATCCCAATTAGCTTGAGACGCAATAGGCTTGATGTACTGCTCTACCTTTGGATAGCGTTGAATCCAGCTTTCCCGCGCCTGTGTCCAGGATGCTTGATCGTTTGGATTAACATTCTGGAATTCAGTAGCAACTTCATCAAGAATCTGGGTAATCCGATAGTCATCTTGCGCTGTCTGTGCAGTTTGCTTTTCTTGAGTACGGACTTGCATTTCTTTTTCGCTAAGAGCCTGCTGAGATTGTCTCTCTTGCAAAGCATTCGCCTTGTCCATCAACTCTTGAGCGTAAGTAGGGTCATAGGGCGCGATCTCCTGCGCCTTCATGCGAAGGTACTCAACAGGGTTTTGCTTGGCTACCTGAGTCGGGAAACGCCTAAGAACACCCTGCCCTGCTTCGGTGCGAAGTGAGCCGATATCCTTGGTTAGCTGATCGCCAGACAAAGGTGATAATCCAGTACCAAATAGTCCCTTAATATCACGTTGTCCAGAAGTCCAATCAGAAGGGCGGAATAGATTTGAAAGTGCCATTAGAATGAACCCCTAAAAGTGTTGAAGTTCTCCTGACCATTGGAGCCAAGCTGACCACCGCGCCCCCACTTTGCAAACTGCTGTGGCTGTTGCCCACCGCCAAAGAGCGAGGAAAGACCACCCGCGCCAGAAGCGTAGGACAAACCAGCGTCACCAAGCCCTGCAAGGGAGCGACCTAGAGCGAGTCCGAACGATCCCTTGCCCTGCTCCTTTAGTGCGCTTAGTTCAGCGTTCATATTGGCGCGACCGCTCAAATTCTGTTGCCGATTAGCCATCATGTTTTGAAGCGATGTTGATACGCCTTGGTCGCCAAATTGACCACTCTGTACCATGCCCTCAAGCCCTGCCATGCGTTGCGCACGATTAGCTCGCGCCTGCTCAAGCGGGGTAACATATTCCTGAAGTGAGCTTTGTCGATCATTTGCCATGCGGTCAAATGCGCTTCCATATTCGGTGCTTGCCAGACCTTGAGAGTAGTTCTCCAAATCCTTCTGATAGCCAGAGTCAAACAGGTTCCCACGGCTCGCAGCGGAAGCGTCACGACCCTGGATTCCCTGCTGTAAACGGAATTTCATTGAAGGGTCAAGGAATTGGTCAATGTTCTTGGTGTAACGATAATCAGGTGTATTAAACTGATCCGCACCCGCGCCCGTGAGCATACCCTCTAGAGCCGTACGACCAATCGCTCCATACTTCTGATATGGGTCAAAGATTCCGCGCTGTTGGTCGTATTCCTGACCAGCCATCAAGTCGGATTCGTCATAGGCTTTACCCATGACTTTTGCGCCCTGCTTGGCTCCGCGAAGTCTAGCCTTGCCCTCATAATAGGAGGCCATTGGATCAACGATTGTACTTAGGATTCCCATAATAACCTCTTATCTCAAATATACTTTTTAACGACCCGTAAGCGATGTATTTACATACGCCCCAAGCAAAACAATCTTAACAGGATGCCAGCCTGATATTAGGTAGCTCCGTTGCCTTGCGTAACCAGCGCGCCAGAAGTCTATCTTTCTACCGCCAGCACCATCGTTTCCTATATTTTCCGTGTCCGTTGCCGTGAAATTGACATTAGCATCATCGCTCCACGATAGGGATACAGTCGGATCTTTTTCTGTTGGCTCCGCGCTGTCACCCGTTCCCGTTTCCATATGCAAAGTGATACGATTATGGACAATGCCGTTGAGCTCATCCTGCAAAATCCCCGTACCACGTTGCCAATAGATATACTGGTCATGCTCTTTGTACAGGTCAAGCCCGATGCGATAGACCAGAGCGTCCGATTTCGAGAACGCATAGACCACGCCATTAAGCGAGGTAAATGAGGTGTATTTCCATTGCTTGTCATTATCACCGACACGGGTAGAACGCTTATGCCATGCGCCCGTAGTGATGTCATAGACCAAAGTCAAATCTAGGTTTTGGCTATTGATACCATAGAAGGTATGCCCCTGCTGTGAGTAAGTCCAGCCCACCGCGTCCGATGCGTCACCTTGCGACAAAATCCACTCAATGCTAGGATCGGAAATAGGCTCAATAGCGTACCCATTTGTACGGTACACTTGCACCATTCCGTTGGCCTGCACCCCGACAAAATAACAGCTCTGACCGATGACCAGAGGGCTATATCTTGCCAAGCAACCAGAGCCGTTTGTCGATCCGCTTACACGCTCTAAAGGTATTGTTTCGCTGTCCGTCAAGCCAAGGAACTCTACTGAGTTTGAGCCAAGTGCTAGAATCTGGTCATTGATCGCCACAATAGCTACGCATGGATCGGAACTTGACACAACTGCCTTAGACCCCGCGCCATCGCTTAGCCACTTGGTAGCGTCATAGACCGCTGAATAATAGAGCTTTGAATCAACAGGAGCAACGCCAATAGACCCTATACCCACAGCTGTCTTAGAGTTGATCACAAGGCGACCACCCAAGAAAGCGATATGGGTAGGCTTTACATATGTTGGAAGGCTTGGGGTCGATGTCGCATAGGTCGAGAGCTCAACAATATACAAGGCGTTGCCGTCCGCAATCGCTAGGTAGATTCCATTCTCTGCAAAGTTTACTGGCGTAGTATCATAAGGGATATTTGCCACAATAACAGGTGCGCTGTCTATATCAGGATAGCGCAAAATCAAATCACCAAGGCAAGAGTATTGCACCCCTCTAGAGGTCACATAGGAGCCACGGCAACCCGCATTTGCTTCACCGCTGAATCCAGTAGCGTCCCAAGTTGCGATAGATGTAGTCCCAGGTATCTTGATCAATGCTCCCGCTGTGGTGTCGCTATCACTTGCGCTTACTTCTGGATATAGGTTAATGCAGACGGCTTTGGACACCGCCCTAGAATACGCCTCATTGTGTCCACCTATAAAGCCTTTGATTGCCGTCATTGATAGCCGTTAGTGTTGATGTTGTAGCGCATTCCAGATTGATAGTTGTTTCGTGCTCCACAAGATCCCTGCATACACGCTGCGGGGTCAATGCTCATTGCATCAACCTGTCGTCTGCGTGAAATACAGAGCTTTTCCCTAGCTTGGCTTGCAATGGCATTAACGGACTCATTGAGCACATTATAGGTGATCCCTAGCCGTTGGGCAAGGCTGTAAATGATCGCCTCTGTAAACCCTGCGGAGTAGTTCATTGAGCTTGACAAACTTGCAGGAACTTCGATAGGTTTTGCATAAACGATTGAAAGCTGTTGCGTCCCGCTTGGCTTCGGGTAAAGCGTGATAGTCCCTTGTGGGTAACCAGATCCATACATAAAGATACAAGGTCTATTAGTGTTTCCTGTGATCCGATAAGTGCCGAAATAATCCGCGCTCGTTACCTCTGCCATCGGGTAAGTGTTTTCGCCATCGGTAATATATGCCCGAATGATTCCTTCTGGTCGCTCCGTAACTTCAATGTCTGAGCCTGTTCCACCAATGGTATATTCCGCTTGATTAGCGACCATGTTGCAAGAGGCGACAGCGTCAAATCGTTGTGCCATAGAGTCATCTAATTTCCAAGAATCAAGCAAGGCGCAAAGCAGGTCAAAGCCATAAGAAGCGCGCTCTGCCTTGAGTGTGCTTTCATGTTCGCTCTTTACTCCAATAGCCTCAAAAGCCTTGGTTACTAAGTCTAGTGCTGTCCTTTCCATTTGCCACCCTTCTTGCCTGTGGCAAGTTTAAGAGCCTCTTTGACAATAAGGTCGCTCTCAATAGTGACCGTGTTCACTTCTTCTAAAATTGATTTGGCCTTGTCCATCATGGCATACTCTAAAGGTCTACCATGGATAGCCATTAACGCTTCATATTCTTGCGCGTCCTGACAGAGTAATTTTTCTCCGTCTGCAAACTTTTCCCATGAGGGGAAAACAACTGGATAACCTAAATCCATAAGAACCTCAAAGGGAAAAAGGGAAGAGGCTTTTACACCCCTTCCCGATTTGATTAGGCGTAGATGCCGACAGCGGTCGCTATCCATTCAGGACGGATCACCATACCACCGAACTGGATATCCACAATCTTGGAATCCGCATTGGTGGAGGCATCGTACTGGCTGATATAGCGAATCGTCAAGCCGTCTACAGTCCACTTGGAAGCCTCTGCACCAGCAAGCTGGGTAGGCAGATCCATCGTTGCAAACATGACAGCCTTTTTGTTCCATGCAGTGACCACGCGGGCAATCTTGCCAGAGGTTGCGCCAGTGAGGTTTTCAACCACGGTCACATTAGCAGCAGAGGCAGGCAATGCGCTAACATTTGCGAGCGTGATGTTGTTTGCCTTGGCATACATTCCGACAACGGTCAAGGAGCAAAGGCCGTCAGTACCAAAGGTGGCATCAGCCTGCGCAATGATTGGAGCCAAGCGAGGAATAGCGGTCAAGGTTTCAGGGTCGATCTGGTAAACACCTGCAACGGTGATCGCCTGACCAGCCTTAATTGTTTTTCCGTTACCGAGAGAGTCCGCAGCCTTGAGTACCAGAGTAGTTGCACCAGCAGCATAGCTATAGGTGTTAACTGTGATGCGGTCGCCAGCGTTTGAATAAGCCGTGCCAATGGTGATGGTAAATAGCGACTGGCTATTAAGCCACTTGCTAAAGCCCTGACCACGAGCAACAACGCCTTCGGAATACTGCTTGGCAATTTCGCCTTGAGCGTTGAAGAGTTCCTTGTTGGAATCAACAGCGGTTTCCATGTCTTCTGCACCGACAGCGATATAGCGTGTGTCCATGCCTGGAGCCAACTGAGCATTGAGCATGGCGTTTAGCTTGCCAGCGTCCTTGTTGGTGAATCCATTTGCAGCGGTAGCCAGTACAGCGCGGTTTCCGCCCTTCTTGGCCATCAAGTCGAACATATACAAGTCGGTCTGACGAGCAAGGTTGCTGACAGGCTGGAGCAAGAGTTCCTTCATTGCCTTGGCATCGGTTCCAGTGAACACAGCCAATTCCTGAGAAGTCAGGTCAAGTTTGATAAACTTGTTCTGATCCAAATTAAGAACCTTGGTTTCCTGCTTGATATCGTTAGCGGTTCCACGGCTGTTACCAGTCTGGGCTTCGTAACGGGAAGGAATCTTTTTACGGACGGTATCGCCAATCTTTTCACTGCCCTTGAATTCATCTTCAAGCGAGCGGTCGGAGTTTGCGGGGACTACAGCGACATCGTGGAAGATTTCGGCTGCGACTGTTGCGACTTTGTCGCTAATTTTGATGACATTAGTTGCCATGATGTTTTATCCTTTTAATGCTGACCTGAAAGCCGTTGCAAAGTCAGCCTGTGACTGCGGGCTATCAAGTCGGGGTTTGATTGATCCACCACCTTGGGCATTTACCTTGGGTGGCACTTCGGTTTTCTGTGTTTTCTTTGACAGGTGGTCAAGACCTCTGAAATTATGAGCTTCTTTTTCAAGGACGCGTAATTTTATGGCCTGTTGCTTTAGTGGAAGGCTCTCAAGTTCTGCGGTAAACTCTGGATTTAACCCCAAGAATTTATAGATGTCAGCACCATAAGGACTGACCTTGATAGCATATCCAATCTCAGCACTAAGATTTTCTCCGACTTTATTATCATTAATGTTCTTTATAGCGGTTATCAGATCAGGGTCATTTTTAGCCCTCAATGCAATATGCTCGTTAAATTCTTCATCAATGATTTGTGCCTGCTCTTGCGCCTTTCGTGCCTCTGCCTGTTGTTTCGTGGTGGCTTCGGTCTCTTGTCCTTTCCCTCTTGCGAGTAGATAGGCAGACTTCGCTTCGGCATACGCTTCGGCATCGCCATTAAAATCAGCAAACTTTGGCTCAACATTCCTATGAGCGTTTCGCGTCTCTTCAATCACCTTTGCGCGTTCTTCGGCTCTGATTCTGGCTTCGCGTTCTGCTTCAAGTGCCTTAGTAATTTCCTTGTTGTGCTTCCTAAGTTCCTTAAAGTCCGATTGCTTTTTAGCTTCGATCTCTTTTGCCTTGATCTGCTCAGGTGTCTCTTGCTCATGCTGTTCTACTTCGCTTTCGACCTTGGTTTCTACCTTGTCCTCTGGTTCTGCTGAACCGCCTGCAAGTTGCTCTAAGTCATCCATCTTGTTACCTCCACATTTTACGGCAATGTGCCAGCCGACACGGGAAAACCAACCCCGTCAGGTCGCGCAATTTCTGCGGTTTGCGTTCCGCTAATCGCTTTGCCGATGATATTTGTTGCAATATCCATCTGCTTGCGGTTACTCTCTCCGTCCTGCTTCACCTGCTCTAACTCGAGCTGGGTGGCAGAGTCGATAATCGTGGTTTTGTCCTTGGAGCCAGCATTGATACGAGCCACTTCAAGGTCACTTTGAGCATTGATAAGAGCCACCGATACCTTGGCTTGACTCTCTTGCTCCTTGCTTAACAAAGTCGTCTGCAAGTCCTGTGCAAGCATCTTATTCTGTTCCGTCAATGCCTGGACTTGTTCCATCAAAGCACTTGCTTCCTGTTCGCCTTCGCTGATAGCTTGAGTCATCTGGTCAAGGATTGCGCGAACCTGTGTAGGAATCTCAACTTCTTCCTGATCTTCTGCGTAAATCTTTTGAATCTCAGGTGGCAAAGTTGCAAGAGCTATCTTGCTGATCTTTTGAGCATTAGGCCAATCCTGTGCGCCAATGACAGCGGGGAATATAGCCGACTTCTGGCTCTCTGGAGTTGCATTAAGCATCTCTAACAAGGCTTGAGCCTGTTCGTCACGCTTGGACGCATAAGATGGCCCAGAGTTCACGATGCAGTCATACTGACCCTTGCGAATGTCATAGACAAGCACCTTTCCGTTTTCGTCTTTGATCTCTTTAGTACCAATGACCACGCGCCCACCATCACCATTATCAGCGATGGTATTGAGCACCATTTCACCTTGTACGGAATTGACCAGCATATCAATCCAGATTGTCACGCCACGAGCCACGGCATGAGCCAAGTTACCATAGTATTGCGCGTTGGTTCGGTCGCTACTCTTCTGCTTGGCTATGATCGCCTTTCCAGACTGCTCAACGGCTGATAATCCAGTAGGGGAATCAGATATACCAATGATAGATCCAAGCGTCTGCTGGATCAGCTGTAAGGACGAATTTATACCGCTTGAATCAGAATCCAAAGGCTGACGGATAGGAGCGGGTAACGACTGACCAGTCTTTGAGTATGCGCGGAATCGTACATAATCCTTTGGCGTGGTGTTCAGTCCCTTATAATCCTTCTCAAGTCCTTCCACGCTTTCGGCAGCGACAAATAGAGGCTGTCTTGGGGTCAATGCGACTGTCTCGGTAGCTAGAGCCTTGTAATAGTTGTACTCTCTCTGAGCGTCCATGACCTTGCGGACAATGCCTTCTTTGATCATGCCGTAAGAGTGATTAGCCGTGTCGCCATAAACAGGTACGATAGGGATCATATCACCGATCCATTTCTGCTTGTGGACTACTTCATTTCCGATAACGATATAGTGGTACACACTTGGACGGCTTGATTTACGGGACTCAATGATAAACGTATTTGGTGGCAGACGATCCGACCAATCAACGATAATTTCACCGCTGAAAGCGTCCTTCGCCTTGACCAGAGTGGCCTCTTCGTCAAACTTTTTCCAGATCAGCATACAATTGACTTGATCATTCTTGACCCAGTTTGCGCTCAATGTGGTGTCACGGGTAACGCCATTCGCTTCAACATCAACGCCATACTTGCTTTCCGCAATATGCTTGTCAATCTTCTTGATGTACACGCCAATGGTAGAGTCGGATCCGTCCTGCTGTGTGCCGTCAATTGCGATGCAGGTAGGATCTTCTGGACTCTCGACCGTGTAGCGCATATCAAAGGAATTAGGCGACTTGTACTCAACGCCATAGACTAGCCAAGCAAGGCCACAAGCGGTTTGGTTTGCGCTTGCTATCTCATAGTGCATTGATGCGCGTGAGTCGCTTTCGTTGTTGCGTACCCAGCCTTGTAAGGCTTCTGCTAGGTAGCTGTCCTTTGCCGAGTCGGAGCGTCTGACAATTCCGCTTGGTGGGTTTTCGCGCGTCTCATTCTTTACACGATTGATGTAAGGGCTGATAAGATCATACACAGGGCAAGGGCGACCAACGCCACGCGCCTGCTTAACGCTTTCAGGCCAGTGCTCTTTTGATAAAAAGATCAGGTCTTCTTTCACCTGCTCGTATTGTCGATTCCAATTTTCTAGGACTTTTGGAACACGCTTATTGGCGATCTCCAAGATTTCAGAGTCGTCCAAGTTCTCATTTCTTTCAACAATTGCGGATTCCTGATCTTCTTCCATATGAACTAAATATAAACAATTCAATCAATATGGGCGTAAAATGTTGATAAGAGTGTTCTTAGCCCATCCAAGAATGTTCAGATTCGTCTAGAATTGGCGTATATTGCTCAATTTCTGCATATTTATCTGTTATTGCACCGCCTGCATATGTTAATTTAAGGCTATCGAAGTCGTCAGTAGATCGACCTATCAACTTACGAACATCGTCTTTTGAGCTTAATTGTAGCTTTCCTGCGGTGTTCTCATAACAATCTATTGCCATGATCTGCTCAATGATTCCCGCTCTGGTATTCTTTAGCGATAGCCCCGCTCGCATGGCATCAACCGCATTTTGAGCCATCTCTGCGCGCCTGTTGAGAGCGTTGGAGCTTTTACCGATTGGGCTTGATCCGAAGTTGACAGGGCAAATGATGTAATCAGGTAGCAACTGCTCCAGGATAGTCCCGACAGCCCATCCGATACCGCCCGAATCATAGTAGATCGTGGATCCAACTGGAGCCGTGGCGCGCACTTGCTTGGCAACCAGTGAGCAGAGCGTATGCGGGTCTGCCTCGCTGAATGCCCATTGTCCATGGATATAGTTGCCTTGCCGATCTGTCAATACTGAATCGTCACCGCCTCCACCTACGTCAAAGCCAAGGATATGCGCGCCCTCTGGCGTTGCCGTCCGTTGCATCGCTTCGATCAAAGTGCTCATTGACGCTAGTTTGCGGTCGGTAGCGTCACGATATTCGCCTAGCCAAGTATGGCGAGCGCGCTTCGGATTGTCTATAAAATCCTGCTCCATTTCTTTCAGGATTTCAGGCGACACGATGTCAGCAGGCAAGTCGGTTATGTTGACCCTGATAACCTTGATCCCTTCGCGCTCTGGAGCCTCCAGGAATCGCTTTGACACATAGTCGGTGGGGAGCATTGGGTTAAGCGTCCATAGGATCACAGATCCACGCTTACGGATCGTTGGGATAAGTTCGGTGGCGCGCTCTTCGGTTACATTCTGCGCTTCTTCGATCCAACAAATGTCCACGCCCTCAAGGGATCGCACGTCCTGCATACCTCGGAACATGATCTCTGAGCCTGTGATCTTGTGGGTGATGGAGTCCCGAAGTATCTCAAATTCGTCTTCGATGCCGTATTTACGGATCAAGTCCTCAATCAATCGCTTGGAGCTTTGCTTAATGCTGATCTGCACCATTCGCGTACACATAATCAAGCATCGATATTTGCGCGCGTTTCGCACAATAACTTGAGCGACCGCCCACGACTTCGCGCTTGAGCGTCCACCTGCTAGGACTATATGCCGATATCCCTTTGAGTTCCAAAGCGGTTCAAATCGCTTGAGAACGGGACGGAAAACAACCTGCGTCATTCCCGCTCACCGAACTCGACTACCTCTGTAACCTTGATTGATCCGCTGTGCTCTACTTCTTTCTTTTCGCCCCAGTTGAAACAACTGATAAGCGTTCGCTCGTATCCCCTAGGATTGATTTCTCTTTCACAGGCCAAAACAACATTTTTAGCGCAAAAAGCCTCACCTATGCACTTCGCACGCCTGTAAGAGTCGGAAAAATCAGGATATTTTGAGCACCATTCGTGCAAAGTATCTTTATGAACGCCTAAAGATACAGCCCAAAAAACAGGCAAATATTCGCCTTTTTCAGCTAATTCAATGATTTTTTGGCAATATTCAGGCTTGTATAGGCTTGGTCGCCCGATAGGATTTTCTGACATCATAACCTCCGCAAGAGTGTGCGCTCACTATCAACAATCTATCCAAATGTTTACAGATTGTCAATAGTCTGTTTTTCCCTCAAAAAGTAGTAGCACATCCTACAAAGTTTCCCGCTGAATCGTGGTTTAGTCTCACCACACCCGCTACATTCAATTTCTACCCGCCTATAATCTCGCTGTAGGCACGAATTACACATGCAAGCTACCCTAGGCTTACTTTTGCTTTTCGCGTGTCTGATGTGGCTCAAATGGGTTCTTATCATCGCCTTGTGTCTGATCTGCGCTTCCGTTGTTGGGTATGTTCGTGGTCTAGGCATTGTCGCAAAATCCTACTTCGTGAAATTGCCCGTTTGAAAAATCAAAAAGAAAGCTATTTGATGGTAAATGCTCGTGAGCGTTTCTGCCTTTGAGCATTGTAATCACCCGATTTCCTTTTCTTTGCGTTCCTTCAAAAGCATCCTGTTGGCCTGTCCATGCGTTCAACTCCTTTGAGTTAGCAGACAACCACAGAACAACCTGGGAAAGCCGTTGATATGATTTTCCCCCTGAAAGATTGTCCATTGTCGGTGTCTTTCCATTCAAAGCGTTTGGGTGAGTCACAAGTATCAATCTGATTTTGTGCTTTTTGACTTCGTGCTTTACGATGTTGATAAACCTTTGGTCATCTGCCCATGACTCCTTAGACTTTTCGGCAACAGAAACAGAGTCCACAATAATGAGCTTGCATCCTTGTTCTGCCTTTTCCCTTACCAATGAGGCAACATTCACAAGAGTACACTTGTCAAAGTCTGGGCAAATTATCATTCCTGATATTTCATCGACTAGGTCTTTGTTTTTCTCAAGTATCCTGAAATGTTCCTCGTTTACTTCGTCTGGGTCTGTAAACCTAACTCCTAGCAATGAAGTCATAAGCCGTGATACATGGTAATCCTTATCTTCCTCAAGCTGAATATTGGCGACCTTTACACCTTGACGGCTTGCCCTGATAGCAAGATCATGCACAAACCAAGTCTTTCCGATCCCAGGTTCTGCGCAAATCGTTGTCACCGAACCACCAATAAGCCACTTGGTCTTAGCAAGGCAATCCCATCCAACATCAATAGACTTTAAAACCCCGCTTCGTAAATCTGCAATCTTTCCATTGTTGAATGTTTCCCAATATCCATCAATCTTTGTGTCGTCTATTGTACCCTGAATATCCTCTCTGATCTCTTCAATCGAATAGTCTTTAATGTGCTGTGCTACAATATCGGCAACATCTCCACCATCGTCAAGGATAAGAGGAACCAAATCAACTATACCAACCTTACAATCAATCGCCTCAAGTGCCGTCTTTAGTTCCTTTGCATACTCTAATCCTGGAATATCGTTATCAGGCCAAATGATAACTCTCTTTCCTTTTAGTGGAGTCAGGTCTGCACTTGATACTGATTTTGCCCCGCCCATGCAGGTTGTAGAGTTGTTAATTCCAATGTGCTCCAAAGCAAGTACGCACTTCTCACCCTCTACGATTACAACCTTTTCTAAATCCTTAATCTTGTGAAGCCTGAATAGTGGTCGCTTGCCCATGTTTCCCATCACGAAATTAAATCCGTAACGCTTCATTTGAAGAAACTTCTTTTTACCACCTTCATACTTGCAAGCTACAAGGTGGGTAATATTTCCTTTTGTGTCGGTATATTCGTGGAGATACTTCCATCCGTTTTCTTTTGAATATCGGCTTCTGATATCTGATTCAGGAATAACGCTCTTTTGTTCACGATCTTCACCGCTTGACTTTATAACCTCTTCAGCCGTCATTCCTGTAAGCCTTGCCTCTATTCCAATGACATCCAGGTTCATGCTGTCGCATACTTGGCATTTAAAACGCCATGTACCATTCTCTGACTGATAAAGCCCCGCACTAGGGTTTGAATCCCTATGAAATGGGCAAGTGCAAGCCTTGTCACCTGTGAACCTAGCTCCAGCTGTTTCAAGTCTCTGCCTGATTTGTTCTTTTGATTTAGTGTCAAACATTTGTTCTCCAAGTCTTTGATAGGTTTAAAACAGCATCCGCTCTAAGCTCTTCCTCTGTCTTTTGAATTTTCTTAGTTGGTTTTGAAAACACTCCAGATCGTCTTACCCATGTCCTTGCTGTAGCTTTCCAAGATACCATTTTTTTCTTTCCAACAAACCAACCAACAGATTCGTAGTGATCCATGAAAGCTACTGATTCTTCAAATGTTGATCCTATCTCAACAAAGTAAAGATCCACCTCTTGCTTTTCAGGAATAGAAAAGACCTCTCTCTTATCTTTCTTTACATTGTTTTCATTCTTATCATTCTTGTTTGTGTCTTTCTGTTGTCTTTCTGTTGTATCGTCTGTTGTATCGCTTGGATCATTTGACTGGTATAAATCGTAGTTTATTATGCGAATTTTGCTTAAAATAGGCGATTTCTGTTGTTCTATCTGTTGTATCGTTTTTTCGCTTAATTCGACCATGAACCTGCGAACCTTATTTCTGCTCCATTTCCATCTTTGAGCCAAGGAATCCTCTGATCTGGCAACCTCACCACGATTTACCAAGACTAAATTTCCTCTAACTCTAAATTGTGCAGGAGCATGGTTTGCCAACATCAAAAGATCAACCCATGCCTGTCCACGGGTGAAAGGCTCCTGAGTCCAAAGATCGTGATCCATGAGCTGTCTGTGAAGTTTTATCCATCCTTCAGACATTTAAGTGAAGCTCCGTTATCATTTCCCTAAAGTCAGATAATGGAATCATGCACAAAAACTCATGGTTTTCACCCTTGGCTTTTAAGTGTATTTTCATCCACTTACCTTCACTTAACCTTGAAAAGTCAGCGAATGATTCTTCGCAATCTATTGTAATTGTTTTTTGCTTAATCATTTCCGCACCTCCATGATAGCATCAATGGAATCATTCAGAAACTTAAGCATTTCCGATTCTGTGCAGTTCAGGATAGTTTCTTTTCCATCCCGATAGATGACTAGTTGTGTTGGCTTTGTGAGCGCAATATCCACGGCTCCAAAGTTCAGTTTTACTTGCTTCATTCTCACTCCTACAGGTTTGAAAACAAGAAACCGCCCCTAGTGTGTGAAGGCTCTTCGATTGCCATGCTCTTTCGAGCCACTAGGGGACGGTATCTATAAACGCTGTGCGGATTGTCGAAGATTCTCACAGCTTGCAATAAATATACTTAATCCGTTGCCGTGGTCAAGAGGAAAGTATGTTAAATCCTGTAATAAAATACATGATAACACACCAAACAAATACGATAAATGCGGTAGCAAATAAACTAATAATCCACACTATCAATTGGTCAAATACAGGTATTTCCATTTTTCCGCAATATACGCAGTAAGGTGAAAACATATCTCCATAAGGAGAGTCCATATATAAACAGTTATGCTTTTTCATATAACCTCAACAGCTTAAAAATAGAAACATTAAGGCAATAAGGATAAGCCACCACGGAGCCAAGGCGCAGAACGCTAGGAAGATCACGAGCACGATTAGCACCAGGATACAGCCCATTATTTGCACCTCATAATAAATGTGGTTCTACCAGTAAAAGAACAAAAAGATTTTATCTTAGTCTTATCTTCTTTTCTAAAAAATATGTGCCAGCATCTAGGGCAATAATACGCAATCATATTGATTCCCCGTTTGCGTAAATTGCAGAAACACATTGGCCATATGTTCCTGTGCATACGCAAGAGCTAAAAATATATGCGCTATATGTTCCATTTCCGTTCGACTCGATTCTAACGCTCTTCATTATTTCACCCTCGGCATAGGTAGCGGGTCAATAGAGGTCGCCATGCCCTTGTAGTGTACTTGGCTCTGCTTTGCCCGTGGGCTGAGCCGTAGCCCCATGCGGAGAACTCCGCGCCAAGGGGAAGGCGCGCCCTTTAGTCCATGCCACTTCTTTTTGAGTTCTGATTCGGTCATTGTTTTTCCTTTGTGTCGGGTACATCGGTTGTTAGGCTATATCGTTTTTCTTGTAGTTTTAAATACCGTTGCACTCGGCATAGACCAGACCTCATATATGTACCAAACTTTGGCTCCATACACTCTGTTCCACACCCAAAAAGTATTCTAGACCCATTTGGATTTTCTCGTGGGTCATTGCAAAATGGACAATGAGTTATGTTCATATTATTCCTTATCAGCCTAACATACCGTTAGATCGCGTTAATTGTTGTCTAATCCGTAAACCTCAAATTATCCTATTTCCCCAGCTTGAGGTGGAATGTGATGTAGTTCCCAAGGCTCCGACCCTCTTTCTTGGCTCTAGCCTCAAGGGTGGTGCGCTGTGTGGGAGTGAGGCGGATTGTCAGTCGGTCGGTCATGGAAATAACCTTTGCAAAGTTTTTTGTGTGTGTTTTGTTGATTTAATATTTCTTACAAATAAGTGTACTCCGTTTTTTGATCGATCAATAAAAATCTTTTCTTTTATGTAATCATAAATTTCAGAGTGCATTATCTCTTGAATGTTATCATCCCATTCACAAAGAACATCAAATTTTATGTTGATAGACTTTCTTTTATGTTTCATTAGTACTCCTTAGTATTTCTTTTAAATCTTCTTCTGGTATTCTAAAGAATCCTTGTGTTATATGACCACCAACGCGAAACAAAACATTAGCATGATATAAATCTTGGCAATCTAAAACTCTTGTCACAAATGCTTTAGTTATTCTTAGATCTTGTTTATGATTAAACGCTTCACCAAGCATCTTAAAAAACAATGCAACTAGTTTATGGTCACGATTTGATAAATTCTCTTTAAAAAACATGTTAAACAATCTCCCACTTCTTCCATATTTTTTCTCCGTTATTATCGCCAAGAACTAAGTAGCGAACATTTCCAACATCGGCAACCTGATACAATTCACCGTAAGCAGTTTCTGCACAACGGACAATAGCACTTTTAGAAACAATTTTATCACCTTCGATAACTTTGATTGTCTGTTTTTGCTTTTTCATTGTGTGTCCTTTTGTTCGTTGCTTGTTATACAGAATATACAACCATTTGCAAGACAATGCAAGACAATTCGTAACCTTTTTTACAATCGCTTAAATCTGCTCAATTTCGCCATTCGTCTATTATCTTAATCGCATCATCTAGGCTTTTGCAAACAACCATGCCAAGTTTTAGCCATGCCTCTTGCTCTGTGGTTAGCTTTCCTTTAGGAGCCTTTAACTCCATTATAAGGCACTTCCCATCACCTTTAAATATCAATAGGTCTGGAACCCCTTTAAAAGCCCTAGAAGCCTGCATTGCGATATGGATAGGTACTCTACTAGACTTAGTCCAGATATATCTCTGTAGCGATCCTGGAATGTGTACAAATTTCAATCCAACTAATCTTAGATAAGCCTCAACCTGTTTTTGTAGATCAGCCTCAATGTGTTTCAATAGGTCACCGATGCTGTTAAGATTGAAGCCGATACCCAGTAGATAACTTTTCTTGTGTCGTGGTCTAGTCCGTAGATGATAGCGGAACATAGGTCTAAGGCGATCAGTATAGTCGGGAATATTTGCTCTTTTGTCATTTCAATTCCTTCGATGCGGGGTGGCCTGGTATTGTGCATTGGTAGATCATGCTACTCCTTCTGATAAGATTCTAAATGCAAGTGAAGCCACTCCAGGTACTTGTCCATTTCCAACGGCTTTAAATCTGTCCACATCAAAGGCCATAACATTGCGATTTCGTTGAACATAGGAGTCAACCATCCCTCGAACCCCATCCAAGCCAATTGTTCTGGCAATGTTCCTGGCATAGACCTTGTGAGCATTCTTCGTTTCCAACACGGAGAGCTTATATTGCTCCTTTTGAATTCTGTTGCCGTTGGAGTTAAAAGCGAAAATCCAAATTCGTTCTCTTTCGTGGAATGCTCCGATTGTTTTAGCTCCCAACACTCCCCATTTTGCATCATACCCCATCTCGGCCAAGTCTCCGAGAACTCGTCCAAGCCCTCTAGAAGTGAGCATTGGGCTGTTTTCCATGAATGCGTATTTAGGTCGTACTTCGCCAATGATTCTGGCCATGTGTTTCCACATTCCAGATTTTTCTCCTTCAATTCCCGCCCCATTACCTGCTGAACTAATATCTTGGCATGGGAATCCACCTGTAACAATATCGACCCGTCCTCTCCATTGTTTTCCGTCAAAGGTTTGCACATCGTCCCAGATTGGGAACTTTGGCAAGATTCCATCTCTTTGTCTTGCAAGCAATACTCTCCTAGGATAGTCTGCCCATTCGACTGCGCAAACTGTTTTCCATCCCAATAAATGTGATCCGAGGATTCCTCCCCCTGCTCCTGCAAATAGTGCCAACTCATTCATTCCATCCCTTCCGTTGAGGTGTCAAGTCCAGTATGCTAATCTCGTACATCTTGCGATAGTCCCACTTCTTTTCCAGCTCTTGCTTTGCTAGGTCGGGGTGCTTGTGCTCCGCGCTCACTTCGATGAAGCCTGTGTCGGTGTAAACTTTGGCGGTGACTAGGTAGCGGTTCAATGTATCCTCGCTTTATACTTCGTTTCAATTTCGCGCCCCGCCTGTTCCGCAAGCCTAGCCCTCTCCTTCGCTTCCCGCTTCCGCTTGTTACAGCGTTGTCGGTCGGCCTCTAGTCTGGCATTGCGCTTGCAGATAGGGCATTCGTCGCGGTTATGTGGGCATAGCATCACCAAGGCATATCATCTTGTGGCTGTGGCTGATACGCATTGGCCTTGCTTTCGTTGTGCTGTGCTCTTGCGCTTGCATGGTCGCTCGCATCGCTTCCAACAACATCAAAGGTATCGCAAGAGATAAGCACTTTTTCTTTACCTTCGCCCCACACTTCCGCGCCTAGCTTGCCACGCACGATGATATCCTGGCCTTTGATCGGGAATGTATCGCCCCACTTTTTAACGCTGATTATAGCGTTTTTCCAAGTGCCGTCCTGCTGTTTAACGCCTACTCCCATAAGCCATTCGTGTACTTGCTTGCCAGAGGTGAAGGACTTGGTTTTCACTTCGCCAAGTACTCTACCCTCAAAGGTTAGTTGATTTTGCTTTGCCATTATTTTCCCACCATGATTAAAATGTGAATTGCCGTGTAGCCAAGTGCCAGACCGATACCTAGTGCGCTAATCTTGCTTATCATCCTCAACCTCCATTTGCTCTATTTCACAGTTTGAAAAGCCGTACCACTCTAGCAACTCCCTTGCACGCTCTTCGGTCTTGTGGCGACTGATTAGGCGTTTCGATCCGTCATCAAAATACATGAAAATGCAGTATGTCATTTGACCTCCTCCGTAATTCCATTGGCATAGTGGATATAGCAAATAGGTGATTTCCATTTGATGCTATAATATTGATGTGGTGGTTTACCATATATCAAAGGCGTTTCAGTTCCGTCTCTTTTATCTACTGGACACCAACGATCACCGCAACACTCACAATCAGACCCAGAGTTGCATCCATCAAAGTATATCCCTAAAGATTCGGCCTTTTCATTTGCAGATTCAGGTGTTTCCGCTTCAATGATTGTATAGCAAGTCAATTTATCATTACAAACAAATGATCCACCGCTGTTGTTTTGATTAAATAGATAAAACATTATTTCACCCCCTTATATGTCTCTCGCCTTGCAATCCGTGAAATGCAAGCCATACTAGCCCCGAAGATCTTTGCGACCTCTGATAGCTTCGCACCGCCCTTGACGGCCTTGCGGATAGCGCGCACCTCTTGCTCACTAAAAAGCGCGAAATTTGCTTTGTTGCTGATCATTCCTCTACCTCTGTGTTTAGTTCAATCCCGCAGTCCTGACACACGCTGTCGGATCCGTTGTAGCCTTCGCTGTTGTAGTACACGCCATAGCAATGCTTACAGCAGAACGCCTCTGATCCGTGGCAAGGCTTCCAGATTCCATTTTGCATGGCGCATGGGCCAGTTACTCCGTCCGATTTTGATAGTCTAGTTATCATTTAAAACCCCACATAGATAAAGCATTCTTGCATAAGAACATCTTCACCATCAATCATCGCCATTTTTTCGGTGAAGTTATTAATCCCGTCATTCCAAGGATTATCAAGGATGTTTAAAATCTTTGAACCTGTAATATCCAATCCATTTGATGACATCGGGTCATTAGCAAAAAACGTCCAAAACCAGAAAACCATTTTTAACCTCGTTTGTTAGCGTTGGAAATAAATTATCTTTTTGCTTGCAAGTTGTCAACAAATATTTTAAATTATTTTCATCGACACACAACAACGAGGTAAAACATGAACGAATTAGCACCTATCAACGAGATCAAGTATATCGCAGAAGTCATGGGCAAGAGTGGCCTATTTGGAAAGACACCTGACCAGATCGCTAGCCTTTGCCTATTGGCTCATGCAGAAGGTCGCCCCCTTGCTACAGTAGCGATGGAATACGATGTGATCCAAGGTCGCCCCGCTTTAACGTCCCGCGCTGGACTTGCAAGATTTCAGAGTGCAGGTGGCTCTATCAAGTGGATCGAATCAAATGCCAAGATCGCAAAGGCTCTCTTTTCTCATATCCAAGGTGGTGAACTTGAGATCACTTGGACAATTGAACAGGCCAAGGAAATTGGACTAGCAACAAAGGACACTTGGAAGAAGTACCCCGCCCAAATGCTTCGCGCCCGTTGCACCGCAGAAGGCATCAGGGCTATCTATCCCGCTTGCCTTGGTGCTCTATATCTCACAGAAGAAGTGCAGGACTTTGGTGGTGCTGAGTTGCCAAAGAAAAGCCGTGTGATCGAAGCTAGAGGCGTTTCCGTTGCTGTGGAAGATGAAGCAGAAGCGGGTGAAGAAGGTACGATCCAGGTATCGGAGCACACCGCCAAGCTGATTCAAAAGCTGAAAGAGGAAAAGGTGGACTTTGTTGTCTTTAGCAACTGGCTCAAGAAGCTGTCAAAGATCGGAGCCAATGAAGATGTGCGCTATATGACCGATGAACGCGCAAAGAAGATGCTCGAAAATTGGGGTGATGCTTACATGACCTTTAAGAAGGATACCGAAGTATGAGCCAGAAGCAACAACTCCGCAAGCTCATGGAGTCCCGCTGGATTACGCCTCTAGATGCCCTGCGCCTTTGCGACTGCCTGAGCTTTTCGCAACGGAAAACGGAGATCATGCGCGATCTGGTCGGCACTAAGTGGTATCTAGATTCTGAGTGGCAAGTAACAAAAACAGGGAAGCGGGTAAAGGCTTTCCGCATTTTAAGGAGCAAGGTATGAAGGCTAAAATCGTTTTGGAAGATGGAACTGAGTTTGAAGTTGGTGAAGAAATTGAACATCGGTATGGTGGAAATTCAAGTAATTGGGCTAAAATCCATGTATCCAAAGGAGAACTTGGAATTATAGCAGAGTGTCCTCACTTATACCGCAAGCTCGCCCCCAAGGTCAATCGCAAAGTGCCTCGGACTATGCGGGAGATTGACGACATTATCAATGTCAAGCGATATGAGTGGAGAGGAATCGGATTTGCGGATGGGTGTTCTTCTATCGGAGGTTCGGTTACATTTAACCCGCATAATAATGACTGCATTTCGGTAGAGTCATACCATGCAGATAAAACATTTTTCAGAGTAAACGAGTGCTCACCTTGGCAACCGCTTGCAGAAAAGGAGGTTGAGGAATGAAAGAGATATTAAGTGTAACTGCATTTACAGGAATAATGTACTTACTTGAGGCTTTTACTCTTGGTGAGTCTGATGTACTTTCTTGGAGCTTTGGAGAAAGATACTTTCTTGCCTGTTCCGTTTTTACGGTTCTTACATTTTTTGTGCTAAAATACTTAATCATAGGGGACAACAAATGAGCGCGGAGAATGGTGTGCCAGTGGACAAATGCCCGAAGTGCGGGTCGATTAGATTAGATAGCGGAACACACAAAATCGCTTTTGCTTGTGGAACATATATAAGCGTCACAGGACTAACCTATACATTTGATGCCTGTAACTACATAGCAAAAACAATAAATAAACGCATCGCACAACTCACAGCCGATGTAAAATATTGGCGCGATCTTGCCACGGAGATGCAAGAGAAAGCCGTGGAGCGTGGGAACAAGTTAGCTGGTTTGCGCTTATTATTAAAAGAGGTTTATGATAGATATTATTCCGCAAACTGGGACACTATGGACGAATGGATTGAATCTTGCTTAAAGGAGGAAAAATGAACGACATACGCCTATTCCTATCCGTCTGCGCTGACCCGTTCCGCTTGCTGTACAGGCGGTTCTGGCTAGTGCGGACTCTTTGCTATGCCGTGGCGTTTATCGCGCTGTGGTGGGCTATGTGCGGGGTGCATTGGCTGATTATGGGATAAACAACAAAAGCACCGATCTTGCGAAAGGTGCGCAACTTAAAGGAGATGTAGTATGACAAGAAATGAGTTTAACAATTCAAAAATGTTCGGCGGAATGAGTATGCTAGTTGATGGAAAGTGGCTATTAGTCGCATCAATTGACTTTGAAACAGGTGAGCATGAGGATAGTGAAGGGAATTTCTATCGGCTTGAAATGGTTGATGCTTATAGCGATCAAACCTCAAAATGACCTGAGTCATAAACTTAAAGGAGATGTAGTATGAAAAGATTTTTGATTTCGTTCGCTTCCGCTTGTTTATGGGGATTATTGGCTTATAGGATAGGCGTAATTGATGCTCTTATTCTTATGGGCTGTTTCACATTCAACAACTACTCAATGAAATATCTCAAGTAGTCAAACCTCAAAATGACCTGAGTCATCGTACCGCTTGAACCGACCGCCCCAAATCCCGCCTAGAGCCTCCCAATGTAGTCCCATAGCCTCTAGGTCGGTCTTTCCTGTGATCAGTACGCCACCGCGAAAGAAGTTAAGGTCGATAGCAAGCCTCTGGCAATGCTTTGAAGCCTTTATTCCTTTCCCTTGTGATGCGTATAGCTCCGACTGCTCTTTAGTGCGCCATGCCTCTCCTAAGGTCACTTGATAGCCTAGCTGTTGTGCAAACTCGATTAGGTTGGCAACCATGCCTGCAAACTTGCTTTGCTTTTCGACTAGTGCGCTCATTTTTTAGCCTTTGGTTTCTTATGCTCTAATCTGCATTTGGCTTGAAAGTCTAGTGCTTGACCTGTTAAATATCCCATAGCATAGGCATACGCTTCATTTGCATTATTAGAGATAAGTGTTATTCCTCGATAGTCTAGCATAGAACTGCAAGAGTGAAAACACTCATGTGCTACTATTTCATTGCTCGATTCAAGCTCAAAAAGAATAAAGGCTCCCTTTCTTCCTTGACTTGCAAGCCCTTTAAACTCAGCAATTCCATCGCAATAATCACACTCATAATGTTTCTTTACATCACGCCAACTATTTTCAATCGAATCACAAACTACGACATCAACATGACATCCATAGACATCAAAAGTCACTCTTTTAGTTCTGCTCCAAGGTTTACTAGACATCAAGCACCTCGACTAGATCAGGGTTTATATCGTCCAAAGTCTCACCGTCATCACGCCTAATACTCAACCGAATCTGGCTAGGCCATGCGACAATGCGCCAACCATATGACCACGCGCTATCAACGGTAAAGCGGACACGGCAGTCGCCTAGCTCTTGGTAAACACAGGGTATGTAGTTTAAGCGATCCATTCTAAATGCTCCACGTTTCGGTTAAGCTCATAGGGGTGTGGCAATGGTGATACCATCGAGTACCAGGAATCTTCCCCGAACCATTGCACCGCCTTAAACGCTAGTCCTGCCCGCCATTTGCTCTGCCCACTGAGTACCATGCCCTGATAGAGCAATTCGTCCGCAAGGTCTTTGGATAGCCAACCAGAGTACATCAGGTCATGGCATAGCACGCTTGCTGTGTATCGGTCATTCCCGCGCTTCGGGACAATGCAGTCCACCGCGCTCGATCCGCTTCGGAAGTCCGTGATCCAACCCGCTTTCATGGAGCAAGTGATTGTCCCCTCGTCCGTGACAAGTTTCACGAAATAGTCGCGCTCTAGGATCCAATGGGTCTTTGAGTATTTACGAGCGTGTACAGGTGAGTTCGTTTCGATGCGATAGAGTTTCATTTTGTTTGCTCTATGACTAGATCTAGTTTTCGATCCATGCGTTCTATTCTAGATTCCATATAGATCCATCTAACAGAATCGGTAGCTGTGTGGACTTGTAGTTTTTGCTCTATTTGTGGACTTGCTTGTGTGCTTGTCGGTGCTGATCCTGTGATCATTGCCCCGCTTGCAATTGCTCCCACAAAACCTGCTATAATCCCGATGTCACGAGCAATAGATTTAAAGTCAATTCCCTTGGTGGTCATTTTTCACCCCTCATGCAGTTAGCAATGTCACTAAGCCAATCAACAGCCACACTAGTGCGCTTTCCATCTTCCATCTCGACAAGTGCCGTCATCTGGTCAGGCTTGACATCTTCCAATAAAACGACTGGGTAATTGGTTCCGTTTAAGGTGTAACATACCTGGTCACCCTCGGTATATTTTGTTTGTCCACCATTACCCATAGGCGATTGACCAGAGCAACCTTGAAGCGATAACAACGCCTTTAGTCCTAGCTCTGCGTCAAGATACTTTTCTGTGGGCTTGCGCCCTTTTAGCAATCCGCGTAATCCTTGATTTTCCATATCTATAATTTACTTTTTAGCCAAGTGTTTTTGATGACTTCCCGCGAATAATCCCTAAAAATATCTAGCCTGTCCTTGGCTTCGTCCGCACTTCCGACCGCTTCCACGGCAACCCGCGCCAAATTGCCTATATCGGCCTCGATAATACAAGGCTGTGGGATAGAAGGGTCAAGGCTAATTTCGCTCACAACGAGGCAACCACAGGCAATTGCCCAGGATATGCGCAGGCACTCTTGAGCCTGTTTTTCACTTTCCCGATGGACATTTAAGACCACCTTGGACTGCTTCATTATGCGGGTAGCTTCGTCACCCCATACCCCGCTTACTACATTCACCCGCACCCCAAGGGATTCAATCTCTTTGATGACCTGTTCCCTTCGTCCTGTGGCTATGCCTATATGGGTGATGTCATATATGCGTTCTTGGTAGCTTACCCTGTCTGCCATGGACTGTAATCCGTCATTGAGTAGGCAAGGCATCCAATAGGCTTTACAATACCCTAGCCGATTGAGCAGGTCTGTGTTGCGCCTGTCAAAGTCGTAAACGTCAATATTAGGCTTTATCAGGCTTGTAATAATATGCCGATTTGCTCCATGATCCGCTATCAACGGCTCCGCATTAATTACAGGTTTTCCCGTGGTTGGGTATTGTATATCGCACTCAAAAGGAATAGAGCGCAGGAACGCCTTTAGCGGGTCATGCATGCGCTCATAATGCTCATATCCGTACACTTATGCCACAACTGATTTGATGACCGCAAAGCGGAAAACAGGAGCTTCCGACAATGAGCCACCAGTGGTATTTCGGAGGTTAATTGTTGCTGACCCCGCAGCGGGGGTGCAGGCAATATTATACGCTCCCAAAGTTCCACCGCTTGAGTGGGTAAAGACTACTAGGTCGGTCGCTGCAATGGTCGTATTTGTCCAAACACTTGCCACGCTAGTTTGAGAGGCAAGGGCATCCGCAGCAAATTGAATGGTTCCCGTAGTTTTTGAGAGCGTGAAAGCCGTGGCTTTGCTTGTGGCCTGTGTCACCGTCCCACCCGCTCCAGAAGCATATCCTATGCCAGCCGTCCCGCTTGAAGTCAGCGCGCCTGTAACGGCAACGCTTGTGCCTGTCGCTGCGCCCAATGCGGGAGCCGTAAAGGTCTTATTTGCCATGGTCATGGTGTTATTGTTATCCGCAATAGTGCGGTCGTTTCCACCATCATCCTTGAACTTCATTTGCGGGTTTGCTGTGTTGTCAGCGTATAACGCCACCTTGCCTGCGCCCGGTGTTGCGATTCCTGCCGATGCTGTTTCTGCTAATACTGCTTGTGCCATGGTTTCCCTCTTATAAAAGCACTAAAGTGCCGTTAATTTCGATTGAGTCAGCTGACTCTAAAATAATGCTATCATACTTAATTGCAGTGTATCCACTATCAATTATAGTAGTTCCTGCGTTGTAGTCTTTGGTGATCTCTAGGCCGTCTACAACCTCGTTTCCCGTAACCTTTGCGCCCGTTGCCGTGGTTTCTATGCGGGTTGTTCCAGAGTGTTTCAGCGTTGCGCTTTCACTTGACCTCAAATCCGTTGCCTGGAAGTATGCGCCAGTTCCCGCATTGTCAGATCCATTTGACAGGGTTATAATTCCCTTAGTGCGGTCTTGGCTTAAGATATAAAATAGCTTGGTGTTGTTGATTGCCCTTAATGCAAGAGCCTGAGAGCTACCCGCTGGACCAAACGCCTCAAATACCCAAGGACGCGATAAATTAAGGGTAGCAAGAATTTCACCATCGGGTGCAGACACGCCAGAGCCTAGGGTTGATCCTGCACTTAAAGTGAGTAGTCCAGCCTTGGTTTGGGCGGTAGAACTTAGATCAACATAGGTATTTGGAGCCACTCCCAATGGACTAGCAGGAGTCCCCGCACCAGTTAGCGTGGTATCGGTAGTCACGCTAGAGAGATATCCGCCCGATGTAACTGACTGACCAGCCCTAGTTCCGTTGATCTTGTTTACTTCGGTCAATACCCAATTTGCTGCGGTATACCTTACAATAATCTCACCGATGAAATTAAACTCAGGAAGCAATCCAGTAAACTCACCCCAATTTACCATGTCGCTTGTGACCGCTTGGATAGTACTTAATGAAGTTGATACGGTTTGCGGTTGGATAAGCAAATACCGCTTTGCTTGATTAGTAGCATCGGCTGTAACTGGAACAGCTACTACAAATATTTTACCATAGGCATTTACGGGGAAAGGCTCTTGAGTCCAAGTCCCTGCTGTGTTTAGATTGTAGTTAGGAATAGCACCAGTTACCGATAGCACTTCTGCGTTAGCTGTTGTGATGTTGGTTAATGCCAATCCAGATAGAAACAACCAAGCGTATGAATTTGTCGTAAGTGCGCTAAGTGTTGTAGGTAAATCCTCATCCCACAAGGTCGTAGAGCTTATCTGTGGCCTTCGATTCGTTGCCGTATTAGAGTTTGGCGTGAAGTTTGAAAAGTCACCGCCCGCGCTCTTGTAAGTTCCTCGCGCCAAATGCTCATCCTGATGTCCATGCCAGTCCATCAATCCATGGCATTCCCTGATCCAAATTTCAGCATTAGCCTTTTTGATACCCATTGCAATTTGAACTTGGTCAAACGTCCAAGGAGTTTCAGACCATGCAATAGATGAGCCGTCATAGGACAAAAACCAAGAGCCGTTAGCATCAGTGCGGGCATCGGACACATAACCGTTTTTAAGTGTGCTTACAGCCGTATGAAGCCAGTACGCTTGACCTGTACCGCCTAGCGTTACTTTGCGGGTAGTTGGGTCATAGGATACTGTCAAGGTTTCAGGAGTATCAAAGCCTGAACCCTGCTTGGTGATGTTGTCTTTGTCTAGCTTTAAATCAATGGCATCGTTAATATCAGCAAGGTCTAGCTCGTGCAATAGGCGTACTGTTGGCATATTAATCCTTTACATATCGTGCAGATAAATAGTAGGTTTTTCCTGTGCCACTTGGAAATAATTCAGCAGTATTATATACTCCAATACGATTTGATCCAGAAACAGGGCTAAACTCTCCCGATGACCAATAATATCCATAAGCTCCACGCGCATCATATACGCCAGTATTAGACCTGTATCCATTTGGCTTCATTGCAAACCCAACGGAATCTGTCGCTCCCGTGTTTGGTGAGTCCCAGCCTAGCAATGACTTCATTGGCCCAGCCGATACCAGGTCACCGCCTAAGAACGTGCTTAGGTTGTTCCAATCGCTTTCCGTTGCCAAATGATAGCCAGCGGGAGCGTTTGCTATTGCATCAGCCCAAGTGTACATTCTACCAAATCCGTCTGCGGTGTTTGCTTCGTTGTCCTGATATGCGTAAGAGTTTGCTACGTTGCGGTTATAGTTCTGCTTGAACCATACAAGGCCATTTATATAAAGCAGGTCGTAAACCTTCCCGTCTACATCGGTGAATGTAGTAGTATCGGGCAAGGTCACATAGAGCTCACCGCCAATGTACTGAATTGTTCCTTCTGCTGGCCCAGATATAGGGCTTTGCGATCCCGATAGGATAAGGTGAGGCAAGGTCTTTGAAGGCTTCCATAATCCAGTAGATTCCTCATAAACTAGCGCGTCACCATCCGATAGCGTGGTTGTATCGGCATCCCTTAAATCATCAATCTCAAGATTAGCGACTATATTTTCAAGCTGATCCACTTCATTTTGTGCGGTCTGCGCGGTTGTTAGCGCGTTGTTGCCGATAGCCACCGCATCGTTGGCAGTGTTTAGTGCGCTTATTGCCGTTGAGTTTGCGCTGTTAGCCGTTGTGAGAGCTGTTTGAGCAGTCACCAAGGTACTTGCATCGGTCGCCTCAAGCGCGCTTATGGTGGCACTCAGGTCGGTAATCGATGCGATGGGGTGCGCGTCCGTTGCATCACGTCCCTCAATATCGTTGTGCTGTGTCTCCGTGGTCAATACCCTTGAAGCAAGGCGCGAAATATTCTCAACCCATTGCGCCCACCCTTGAGCAATGATACCTTTGTCGTTGGTAAATGGCGCGCTTGATGGTGGCTTTTGGATCATACGATAGCCGAAGTTGAGATATTGCTATTGATATACCATTCCTCACTAGCTCCTACTCCTATGCCAACTACAGTAGGCTTTCCGTCAATTACTCCCGTATTTACCCAAATATTATTTGTCAAATCAGAACCCGTCACATATTGCTCACCCAATAGGCAAGTACAAATAGTTCCAATGTAGTTGTTATCAACCACAAATCCAGTCTGCCCAGATGTAAGATGAACCCTTTGAATACCTTGTGTTTTCCATGCGCGCACAATTCTTGCAACTGCCACGGTGTTCATTTCAGCGTAGTAGTTCTGAGCACTTGCGGGCATATTTGTGTAGTTATTCCTCACCACGAATGAGCCAAATAGGTATCCAGTGGGATTCACATACGATCCAAACGAGGTGGTATATTTCACCGCATAGCATTCTGTTGTAGGCGTGTTAGTCCAGTTCATGAAGTTATTTTGTACTACCACATTAATTGGCTCACCCGTTGCGCGTGGTGCAAGCTCGATAAATGTGCTAGTATAAACGCCCTTTAGCTGGTTGCGCTCAAATTGGATATTGGTTACACCGCTGATAGGTACTTGGCAACCTTCAAAGTATGAATCTACAATGGAAGAGTTTGCAC